TAGGAGAAGGTTACTGTCTGTGCAGTTTCTACACCGCCAGTACAATCAGCAAAAATTGCCCATACACGAACAACGGCGTTAATTGCGCCAGTTGCGACAGTTAGGTCAATTGTGTCTGCAGCAGAGTACATCTTAGGTGCAGTCGAGGCAAAGATAGGAGTTTCCTGACCAGCCGCTGCAGGAGTCGAAGCAGCAACAAAGCGGTCAGCATCCGTACCGTCACCAAGAGCAAGAGTACCAGAGTTGCCAGCAGAGTCTGCTGTTACAACATTGATACCTGCAGCCAAGACGACTGTGTTCGCAGGAACACTGATTACTTCAAACACGTCAGCAGCAGCGTTAGTCGTTGAGCTAAAATCAACAACTTCTGCAACTACACGTACGTTAGGTCCGGTTGAAGGGAAGCCGGTAGTACCGACACCAGTAATAGTATAAGTAGCCATTATCTAGTCTCCCTTACGCTACTGTATCTACAACACCGCGAACGAGTGCTTCTGGGCGAAGGACTTTACGTCCAAACACATGAAGACCACGAACGATGTCGGAGAAGGTTTCAGTTGACCGAACTACTTCGGTTTTTGCAATGTGAGATGCAGTTGCAACGGCTGACATGTGACCAGCCAAAACAATTGCTTCACCATCTGCTGCAGCAACACCAGAGATGCTAACTGCGTCAGTTCCGCCAGTAGTCAAGGCAGTTGACTTGTAGCAACGGAAGCCAGCAATGTTACCCTGCATAACAAGACCGTTCCGCAGAGGTGAAGTGCCGTCGCCAGTTACCTGTACTTCTGCGAACTTTGCACCGGCTGAAAACAGCTTGGCGTAGAAAGCAGGAGAAGCAACGAACCAACGGTTCTCTTCTGGAACAGACTGCTCGTCAAGTTCTTTTGCCATTTCGAGCATCAGGTTGACAGCGTTGTCTGGAGCAGTGTGAACTGCGATTGGAGTACCGGCAGTACCCAGAGCAGTGTTGGTGTTCAACAAACCACCAGCAAGTGATGCGTCGTCAGCACCGGCAATACCGGCACCGTCAGCAATTGCTTGCAGAACGTTGAAGTCGTACTTGCGCTTCAGAGAGTATGCACCTGAAGAAGTAGCCAGTGCCTCAAAGTTAACATGAGACTGACGTTCTTCAATGTCGTCAATCTTGAACGCAAATGCGTTTGCTTGGTCAACAACCATTGTTGTCTGGTCGTCAGCCAAGTCTTGTGGGTTAACCACAGAGCCACGTGCGTAAGCACTCACTGTGATTGTTGGTTCCTTGATGATACGTACTGTATCGCCAAAGTTCTCAATTTCCCCCGCGTAATCGGTATTTGTGATGTCTTCAGCAACCGAAGCGCGACGGAAAAATTTGAGGACTTTTTGGCTAAAGATTTCCGGTGTAAAGTTACCGGAAGGCAGGTTATTGTAACCTGCAGCGCGATTAAAAGCCATCTGCTTTTCCTTCCATTTTGAGGTTTATTCTAAGAGTTGAAGTCGATTCGCCCTTCAGACCGTGCCGCGTCCAATTCGCTTTCCAGCTTTTCGAACTCGTGCGGTTTCATTTTGGCGATTTGTGAAGCTTTCCAGATCTTCCCATTGCTATCTTTTGTAGCAATTTCTCTGGGTGCTTGACGAGTTACAGCCGCTGCTGCATCGTCTCGCTTAGATCGAGTCTGCTTTGGTTTTGCGCTGATGTTTTTATCAGCTTTGTAGAGATCAATAACACGTGCCGCTAAACGAGCATTGGTATTGTTCTTGTAGATGCCGTCGCTTAGAGATTCTGGCTGTTCATCTAACCATTCCAAGAAATCGTTGTCTGCTTTGATTTCGTCAAAGTCTGGATGTAGGTGAAGAAGTTCAGCGTATGCCTTTTGCTTCTCCAGTGCCTTTTCCCGTTCTTTGATTACGCCAATCTCTTCTTGCAGTTGTGAAAGCTGAGACTGTGCTTGCATAGCAGATACGGTCTGTACGACTTCGAAAATGTCAGGATACTGTTCCTTAAAGGCTTGCAACTCGTCCATTGTTTTTGGCATTGGAATACCGCTGGGCATTTCAACATCATTGGAACGTACTGCAGATCTAAGTTCGCCAATTTCCTGCTTGAATTCGTTGACCTTTGCGTCGTAGTGACGTTTTAGGTCGTCGTAACGTTTCTTGTAATCGTGAGATTCTTCCGGCTCTTCTTTTTGCTTTGCTTGTGCAAAACTTTCTCCGGCTTCGCCTTGCTGAGTAGCCGCTTCGATCTCTGCGGGGTCAGCTTCACTCTGGGCTTCTACGTTTTCATCGTCATCGTCTACGTAAACGTCCTCACGATACTTTCCTTTGTAAAGACTGTCGTTGTTAACGGTTCCGAATGAATCGTTAGCTTTGTTGGCACGGTGGCCTCTTGCTTTTGCCATTTTATTACCTCATGTTAGCGGGGCTACTTTGGCTTGTAGGTAGCCGCTTCGGTTGTGTCGGGGCCGCATGATTGCGAGCGGACACGCTCATACTCAAACCTTTCTCCAGAGGATCATGGTCGGCCGATGCTGCTGCTTGCGCTTGGCATCACTCACTTTCATTACGCGTGACGGTTTCTCCACCGGCACACTCGCGTGT